TTACTGCAGATATCCTGTCGGACCGAACGTGTACTTCTTTCCCTTGATCGTTAGCGTTTCATTTTTCGCCATCTTGCCGTCTGATTTAAAATAGTAATCAGCTTCCTTAAGGCTCAGCCATTTGTTCTTATACATGGCACCGATCGGAGATGCCGATGTTGCTTTCATATTGTACCAGTAATAATCATCTCCTGCCTGTCTCCATCCGGTAAGCATCTGGCCTGTCTGATAACGTCTGTTTTCTCCGGATTTAACAAGATAATAGTCGTTACCGGCATATCCTTTTAACTCACCTTCCAGTAGTGTTCCCTGTGCATGTTTTCCTTCTCTCTTCGGTCGTAGATAGAAATAGTTTCCACCTGCCAGAACCCAACCGGTTAACATAGCCCCAACCGGTTTCTTTGGTGCGACTACTCCATCATTCAGGAAGTACCATTCCCCGTCAATCTTATTCCAGCCGGTCCGCATTCCCCCTGTTCCGTTAAGCCAGTAGAAATTTCCCTGGTACTGAATCCACTGATTCTGGACAACGTACCCTTTCTCGTTAAACCAGTAAAATGTCCCTGCTATTTTTCTCCAACAGTTCCGTGGATAGCTTCCATCCGGATCCTGCCACCAGTCACCGACTTTGTCTTTTATCCATTTTCCCGTCGTTTTTTTCGTCACAATAATTCCGAAAGCCCTGAGGATTCCTTCCGCGATTTCCACAATATGATCATTAAAAATTTTTCTGTCCTGATCATTGTCAATAAATCCGCATTCCATTAAGCGATAATTCAGCCCTCTCTTGGCAGCCCGGTTTACATTTGCCAGGTTAGAACGATACTTGATATTCTCGGCTCTTCCCGGCATTAATGTAGAGATAAAAAGAGCAAGTGACAAATCGTATTCGTCTGGAGCGAATCCCTCTTTGATGATGATATGTCCGCCTCGTGCCGATCCACCGCCTGCATCCATATGCAGCTCTAAAATGTTTGAATCTTCCGAGAAGTTGTAAGTACTTATCAGCTTATCTCTGTACCAGTTTTTACTCGTATCCCCAAGAATGACCGCTTCTCCGCCAAGTTCTTTAATTTTGGCGGCCAACGCTCTGACACGTTCTGCTTCTGTATATCCACCACCATCGGCTCCCGGATCCCCTTCACCGTGTCCACAAATAATAAATAACTTCATATTGCTCTTCCTTTCATGTCTTCTATGCATCTCTTGCACCGGTACAATTCTACTTTTTCTTATATGCGTTTCTGTTCCACATCTCTGTCACTCTCTCCCAGCCACCAGTACTCACTAAATAGACGATAAATGCGGCAATGAATGATGCAAAAATGTAATACCATTCAATTACGATTCGATAATATGTACACAAGACGATTACTGCTACTGGGGTCAGGATCAATGATGTGATCAGTGCCACAACGTTCGTCTGCACTTTTTTCAGTGCCGGCATCTCTTTGATTGCCTGCACGATTACGCTGACCAAGAAAGCCAGCACTCCAATTCCTGCCAAAATGTAACTCATGTACTGCATTAATGTTTCAATGTTCATGTTCAATTTCCTCCAAATCTTCAATTCTGTGATTTGCTACCTTGATCTGTTCCTCCTGGACAGAAAGTCTCTTTTCAAGACCATATGTACGCTCAACTACATTGTTGTGTTTATCTACTCTTTTTGTGAGTTCATCCAGCTTGTATTCCATAAGAGCTCTTGTCTTTTCCTGCTGTCCGTGATTGTTCAGTAGACAAATCACTAGTGTTACGCCTGCTGAGATGCAGGCTGAAATAATTGTTTCCATAGCCATACTTCTTTCTTTAAAATTTATATCTGGGTCTCTCTTCTTCCCACAATAACCATCTGATCCAATCATCCAGGTAAACTGCCACTGCTGAAAGAAAAAACCATAATACTGTAAACTGCGGACAGATCTGTCCCCATAAATTACCTGGCAGATTACTATAATCCCATACATTCCATCCCAATATGATATTTACAATAGTTCCGACAATCAACTCCAATAACGTTATAATGATAGCTCCTGCTGCCATAGCAATACCTCCATGAGCCGCATAAACTCTGGGGTTTTCGGTGTTTTTGTGTACCACCTGTATATCACGGTTGTCAGTTAATTCAAACGAGTTTCTTCTTATTTGAACAGCTCAGGGTAATTTGATGATACAATATTCAGTCCCTCTGAAAATCATTTTTATGTTTCTTTCGGTTTCGCTGTGCCCGTGCAGGATACCGGGAAATCATAAGGATAGTCATACGGATAATCTGCTGTCTCCTGAATCTGCACAGATATGGTAAACTTTTCCCCTGTCCCGACAGGATTTTTGCTCAATTTGATTTCCGTGATTGTCAGCATCATACCACCTCTACTTCTATCCTTACTTTCCTCGTTGAATCAGCAACCAGATAAGTAACTTCCAGTATATAAGACTTCGCCTTTTGCACTGGTGCAATTTTAATATCCAGATAATGACCATTGATCTCACATTCTCCATGAGATTCAACTTCTCCAAACCGTGACAGACTGTAAGATGCTGCCAGAATGGTAAATGGTTCATTATTCGGACTTCTTACCAGCAGTTTGACATGTTTGTCCTCACCCTGGATAAATCTTACTCTATTCACAACAACACCTCCCATGACACGGATGAACCACATCCACACAAAATTCTTCCTGAACTACTTCCACGGTATACTCATATGGTATGAGATGGATGCATAGAGTAGCTGGATCCACGATTAACAGTAACTTCGTGCAAAATGCTATATTACCCGCCTCGTCTTCTGCAGTCACTTCTACCACATACATCCCATCAAGATCATAGGGGATCGTGACTTTCCACAGATCCCCTTCTGCCCGTTCAAAGATAACCTCTTTCCCGTCTACCTTGCCGGTTGCCTTCACAACCATAACAGAACCTCCTAGTCCGTAATCTCTACAGCAATCACAAAGGTCTTACCACAATCAACCGGATTCGGAGTCAGGGTGATAGACTTGATCACCGGGGCGGCTGTATCAAGCGTTACATTTCTCGTGATCGTTGTAGTCTTACCTGCTTTGTCCTTGGCAATGATCGTAATCTTGTTTGCACCATTGGTCAGCGTTACATCCTTGCTAAAGGATCCATCTGTCCCAACTGTAGCCGCTGCACCATTTACAGTAACTGTAACCGGCTTAGATGTTGCATCGTCTGTCTTACCTGTAACAGTAATAGTTGTCTTATTTGTCACAAGACCTTCTTCCGGTGCTGTAATCGTCAGAGTCGGCGGTACTGTATCCACTGTAAAGGTTGCTGTCTTCGCTGAAGCTGCATTTCCATCATTATCTGATGCTGTCACAGAAATTGTGTGACTTCCATCTTTCAGTGCGGTAGTCGGTTTATAGCTGCATTCATATCCACCTGTGATTGCTGTCTTTGTAACTGTAACGGCTGTACCATCCAGCTTCATTGCGATTGTACCGGAATTTACACCAGAATCTGCATCTGTTACCGTAAACTTGATGGTCGGTGTTGCGTTTGTAATATAAGAATCGGCTGTCGGTGCAGTGATACTGATTACCGGAGCTACCTTCTCTTTGACTCTGATCTTCAGAGAGGAACCAAGTGTTGCATGGCTCTGATCAACGGTCGTTGTATTTCCTGCCACGTCTGTAGCCTTTACCGTACCGCCCAGAACGTGGTCCGTCTGGCTATAACTGGATTTACTTGGTGCAGTTACCGTTGCTTCCCATTTTCCTGATGTTGAATTGTATGTCAGATTAATCGTCTGACCATTAAATATATACTGTGCTGTTTTTACTGCCATCTGTTTTCACCTCTACTCCTGTGTCTCATCTGTAACAAGTTCGCCCATTCCGGAATCTTCCAGGATCTCTTTTACCTTATCTTTCAAAAGTCTTGGAACCTGTTCATACGTTTTCTTTCCCAACATAATCTGCTGTGCCCATAACATTGCCATCATTTCTTTACCTCCGTTGTTTTGTAGCATTATGAATAAATTGGTTAATAGAGTTACCATTACTGATATACCAGCTCAGACATTTCCAGAAGACAGCCCTCTAACTGGTCAATCTTCTCCTTCATGTCTGCCTTTTCTTTCTCAAGTACCTTGATTCGGTCTTCCGGTGCCTGCTCTTCCTGGTACATGACAATTCCAAGAATGCCCGCTGTATACTTCACAACAGCATCAAACTTCGTATAATTTTCATAGCATGCAAGCTCTGATCCACGCTCCTGGACTGTCATCTTCTTTGTTGTCATGGTGTCTGAAAAAATCGCTTTGATCTCATCCTCTGTTGCTGAGATTGTTTTGACCAGAAGACCACCATCAGCTTGGATAGATGCATCCTGCACTGTCAGCTCCTGACCATCGTTGAATATAATTTTCATAGCTTTTCCTTTCTCTGAATCATGTTTCTATGTTGCATATATAAAAGCGCATAACAAAAACACCCGACCTTCGCCGGATGTGAACAGAAATTATATTAAGTGAATTAAATGGCAAATCATATGAGCTTATTACAGTCAGTGACAACAGATATGTAAAGAAGTATACAGACGGACGCTTTGAAGCATATGGCCATGTAGCAATCACGGATCTCGTATTTGCAAATCAGATTGGAACAAGCGGTGTCTATTACGCTCAATATCAGAATCTGAATATTGGTATTACTGCTAAAACCGTTTCATCTGTACAACACACGGCGAATAACTCTGGTGTTGCATGGACCGGCAATGCATCTGTGTCAGGGATCGCCATGAAAGGTACTATCTTGCAATATGGTTCAACCTCCAGATCAACAGATCTTAATTATGATGTGAAGGGAACTTGGAAATAATTACTTCTTGGTATACCTCAGAGTAATACCTCCGGAATATGTAGACCAGTTTGTTCCGGTCGATACAATAACCGTTGCGCCGTTATTTGTAATCCTTACACCTATGGAATTGGCCACAGTTTTAGGATCCACATACGGAATTGGATAGCTTGCACCGGAATTGAATGCAAAACTATTTTCCATATCAACCCAGATATAATCAGCACCAGTAATACCTGTACTTATAGATTTCGTTGTATTATTCGGTAATGCTCCAACAGATATCATTTTCTGATAGATAGGCTTTGAATTAAGGTATTGTCCTGTGAATGTTTCAGAAACTCCAAATCCTAAAGTAGTAGTATCCGTCTTCTTCTCCAATTTGCCATTTAATTCAGCAACTGTATCAACCGTATTGAACACCTGTTTTACCTCTGTAATATTCAATCCGTTAATTACAACCTGATACAATGGCATATCTGCAACCAGATCTCCTGCCTGGATATCTCCTGTTGTATACCCCGGTGCTGAAGGTGTTCCTGTAACCGGCGTACCTTGAATTACTTTCAGCGTAAGTGATTCTACCTTTGTGCTCTGATTTCTGCTGTATCTCGCAACAATAAGATCTATTCGTTTCATTCCCTGTGATCCATTCACAATTGTAAGAGAATCATAGGTGTTCTTTTTTATCGATGCAGCGCATCCCTGATGCATAATAACGCCATCTCTGATCTTGATTTCATTATTTGATGAAACTTCTGCTTTTAACCGGGATCCCGTCCGCAACACATAGGATTCTGCTCCAAAGATTCCAATATTTATATCCCGGTCCTGTTCTGCTGTAACATGAGGACTTCCGACATATCCTGTAATAATATCCATTTATGTTTCTCCTTCCAGTTTATACTCTACTTTCTCTTTTCCCTCCGAAACAGTCCATATCTTCCTTCCGATTGGCTTTTTCATACTCGCACCGGTAAGATAATCTCTTCCACCTACAATATCTCCAATATCCATCGTTCCTTCGATTTTCTCCATTGTCATATCGTATTCTGTTTTGCTTTTTGACTTTAACAGCTTTTCTGTTCCATTCTTCAGAAGATCTTCATACTCAGAGCCAGAACTGTCATATATTTCAGCTATCTCATTAATTCCAAAGAAATACTGTGTCTGACTAATATTTCCCTGATCATCAATATAAAGATGGATCACCAAGCGGTCTTTCAATTCTCCTTTTCCAAGACAGATCAGGTGATTTGTTCCTCTTTTATTGTTGTCCATTGTGAAATGCATATTGTTATCATTTGAGAACTCATATTCTGACGAATAATCTACGATAGGAACTGCTCTTACCTGTACATATCCTGACTCAGTTTTCTCCGACTGAATATACTTTATTTCCATACGATATCCTACTGATTTCAGCAGTTTTTGTAATCCAGCATGCAGTGTACAATAACGGTCAAACTGGTAATTCTTCACCTGTACACCTGTGTCTTCCGCTACTCCATAAAAGAGCCCGGGAAATGCTTCCTGAACTCTTCTCTGGATTATCTGATTAAGCTCTCCGGATTCTACTGCATAGTCCTGATTACTTTCCGGCTGTATCACCTTCTTTGTCATCATTCCCCGCCAGGTATATCCCTTTACTGTAATACTGTTTGATTTGGTACTCGTATATAACTCCTGCACAATTCCACCATACTCAGTATCTGGAACATACACCTGACTTCCGAACTCAACCGTACCATTCCAACCGGATCTCTTAAATTCGATCTCAAAATCATTGATTGAGCTTTTCTCATCTTCTCCGATTTCCATGTCTACATTTGCATTTAAGATATATCCGAGCTCTTTGCCAATCGGATCCGTATAGATCAGTTCCATTCCGGCACGCTCCTTTCTTTGTATACCTTAATATCAAAGCCGAATTCACCACTCCAGTTAAGAGTCAGTACGCCAGACGGAATCAGTGCAAATACACTTTTGTCTTTCGCTCTTTTTGCGAAAATATTTTGCACAGTTCCATTTCTCAGATGCTTTGTGATCGTCTTCTCTCTGCTGGCGATTAATATATATTCACCTGCTTCTAACGTCTCATAAATCTGATAAGGATAACCGTTTATCAGTATTCTCGGATCAGCGCATGGACCATATATTACCATTTCAAAGTTATTATCTCGGAAATGATCGATAATCCAGTTCTGCGTTCCGGCACTCTTTCTTGAATAATCATAATTATACGTTATCGGATAGTCTAAAAATGTATATGGCTTTCCTTTATTTGTAGAATCAGGATAAAAGCTTTCCTGTTGCTCCATCGACCAGAATGGATACGGGCAGTATATTTCTATCTTGCAATCTGTACGACTATTATTTTCACCCGATACTTCATTGCTTGATTTTTTTACATATCCATCAATGTAGTATTCGCCATAGTAAATTCTTCCTGGAGTCAGATTGACCACATCGTATTCAAAAGCATTCGTAAGCTTATTAAGGATCTGCTTTCTTTCTTTTTCTTTGCCTCTCACGGTAAGAGTAATGTCATACGTCACCTGTTCTTTTGCAAAAGCATTCACCGTTACACCCATTTCTCTTTCTGTTGTATTGGGTGTCCACTCATAAGCATGGAAATATCCGGAGGTTGCTCTCATTTTGTCTCCGATCAGATTGTATTCTTCTCCATTGGAGCATACATATTTAATCTCGATCATTCAAACACAACCCCCATTTCTCTCAAAGCTCTTGCTACTTCTCTGTCATTTAAATTTATAACTATACTGCCGTCCCCACGTCTGGATGTTGTTTTTAAATATTCCAGTAATGCTTCCAGCTTCTCTGCAATCGTGCTGTTCTGACTATCAGTGCTGCTTTTGCCAGAAATTGCAAGGTCCATACTTGTTCCAATTGGTTTTTTTACAGACTTCTGAAGCTCTGCTGCCGCATTGGATACTAATGTTGTCTTGCCAATCAATCCATTCGCAATTCCGGTATCGATCATCTCTCCAACATAAGCTCCCCAACGTGACGGTGAGTGAATTCCGAAGAATGCCAGAACATTTTCTTTAAATCCACCAAGAACACCTTTTACAGCATCCCATAGCATATGTGCCGCCGAACGAAGTCCGGATGCGATACCGCTTATGATATTGATTCCAATACTTCCCCAGTTCTGGCTCGTAAAAGCATTCACAATTGCACTGATGATCGCCGGTATCTGTCCGACCAAATTCGGAATAGCGCGTATCAAGCCTGCTTCCAGCTTAGCGATAATCGTAATGCCACTCTGAAGAATCTGTGGAAGATTCTGTCCAATTGACGCTACAAAACGCACGATTGCAGTCACTGCTGCCTGGGTGATCTGTGGCAAATTGTTTATGATTCCATTTACTAACCTTAAAAGCAGTCTTGCACCTGCGCTTAAAACAGTTGGAAGCATAGAAATAATCGTGTTGACAAAATACGTGATCACATTTCCTGCCATCGTTATTACTTGCGGTAAATTTTGCAAAATTCCGTTGACGATGTTGCTTATAAAATCTACACCCTTCTGCAATAAAGTCGGAAGCTGCTCCTGAATTCCGATATTAAACTGATCCATAAGCTGCATTGCGCTCTGATAAAGAGTCGGTATTCCTGTTGTGATTCCGCTTGCAATTTGTGGAATCAGTCCAGACACTGCAGCAAACAGTTGTGGACCGAGTGCCGTTACAAATGTAACGATTGCTGATGGAAGCGCAGATATAACATTCCATACTGCCGGAAGCAGATTTCCAACTGCAAAGGTTATGATCGTATTCGCCAGTTCATTAAGTGCCGGTCCTACATCCATTCCCAGAGCAATTTCTCCCATTACATTTTTAGCCGCTGCTTTCATCTGGTTGAACGATCCAGATATAGTCGTTGCCGCTTCTTTTGCTGTCGTTCCGGTAATGTCCAACTGTCCCTGGATTACGTGAATTGCGCTATAGACATCTGATAGATTATCAATATTGTATTCCACGCCACTGATTTTCTGTGCATCTGCCAAGAGACGCTCCATCTCCGACTTTGTACCGCCATATCCAAGCTTCAGATTGTCCAGCATCGTATAGTTCTGCTTTGCAAATCCCTGATATGCATTTTTGATGTCTTCCATGTTGGTTCCCATCTTATTTGCATTATCAGACATATCTACCATTGCCATATCTGCCACATCTGCAGCTTTGGAGGTGTCGCCAGCAAGGGAACTAAGAAGGCTCGCTGAAAAACTTGTAGTTAGTTCCATGTAGTCATTTGCGCTCATTCCTGCTGTCTGGTATGCTTTTGCCGCATTTGCTTTCACTTTATCGGCAGAATCTTTAAATAATGTTTCGATTCCACCAAGACTCTGTTCGAGTGCTGCACCTTCACTGATGCTCGCCGACAAAGCTTTTCCTATAGCTGCAGTAGCAATTACTTTTTTTATCATGCCAACCATTTTCCCGCCGAAAGAACTTCCAGCAGAGTCCGCTTCTGGCTCTAATTCTTTCCGAATTCTTCCTTGTATTCCTTCGGCGGACGGTATGATCTGCACATATGCCTTTGCCAGTTCTGTAGCCATCTTATTCCTCCTTTCCCGTCAATCTCGCCCATTCTCTCTCAAAATCTTCTCCAGAATCAAATGTCTGAATTTCTTTAGATTTTTCCTTTCCATCGCCCAAGATCATTCCAAGCAATGACTTCGGACGGTTTTTCCCGGTCGCTCCATCCTCAGATTGCAGCCAGGCAGTCGTGCGCGTTCCATCCGCAATAGCCGCCATAAGCATTTGTTCCGGTATCGGCTCAATCCCTGCTATTTTCATTTTAATTCTCGAATTTTCCCTCAACCCACAAGAAAAAGTCGCTACCATTCTGCACGGCAACGACTTATAATCATAAATGCGATATGTTTCTGCAAGATCGCACAAAAGTGCGTCCTTGTCAAGATTAAGCATGTAGGCGAGGGCTAAGAGTTTTTTCCTTCTTTTACATTTCCGAAAATTTCTCCGATTTCATTCATCATTTTCGACGCCGGAACCCTTCCATTCTCCATTCGCAAATGTTCTTTCAGGAGTTCTTTTTGTTCTGTTCCAAGAAGACGGTTTAATACGCTGATCGTTTTTGTCATGTCCCCTTCATCTATTTCGCACAGATCTTCCAGAAGTTCATAATCATCCAACGCCGCTTCATCTAACTCATACTCAAAACCACTGCTTGTTTTTCCCTTCATTATTTCTTATTCCCCTTAATATATTCGTAATGTGTCTGTCCGTCCGCATCCGGTACTGCCGATAACGTTGTCTCGTATCCAATCGCATCATCGTCCTTATATACAATGTCTCCGACTTCCGTAATGCTTGCACACGGAATAACGATACGCTTCACTGCGTCTTTCAGAATCATATCCACAGCCCACGCATTCTGTTCCGCTTCATCTGCATTTACTTTTACCGTAATCCCTTCCTCAAGTGTTCCGGTAACATTATCATCTCCGTAAACGCTCTTCAGAACTTCTACATTCAATGCTTCAATCATCGTAAACTTAAATTTGTCTTTCTTACTGGTCTGCATATTCAATACAGTATCGCCGCCCCAAGCATTTTTGTTGTCAGTTTCCGGACTATTAGAATTAGCGAATCCATCCTCCGAGCAATATCCAAGTGACTTAAATGCTGCATTTAATGCTGTGGTTGCATCTGTTGGCAATGTTGTTCCGAGCGGTGCTCTAAAAATCGCGCCGCCTACTTTCGGCTTACCTGTACTTACATTTTTGCTGTCTGACATTTTAATCTCCTTTCCTTAAAAATGCACGATATCGAATACCGCCTGATACCGGTACTTCTTCCGTGCCGTATCTGTATAGTTGTAATCACTGTTGAGCTCACATTTACTGATATCATCCATTTCAATTATTTTCTCCATCGCTTCTTTCACCCGTTCATTAACAGATGCTGCCTGATACAATGAGCTTGAATAGGATTGTACTGCCAGTGTTACTCGTTTGATATGATTGGTCTGACCGCTTCCTGTCTTTTCAATCACAATATATTCCTTCGGAAGATTAGCCTCTTCTTCCATTCTTACAGGTATATTAAGCTTTTCTTCCAAGTAATCTCTTACCGCTTGTTCAATCATTACTTTCTCCTCTGATAGGATCTAACCCATACTTTTTGTCCGTTCTTTCCCGTTCGGTAATATCCCTGTACCTGCTTTCCAGTCCGTGCTTGAGTATTTCCTCCCATCGCTTTGAGCAATCCATTATTTCCATCATCCCCATGTACTTCTACTACTGCTCGTGTAGAAGCGATATATGTTTCGTTCTCTGATGCTGCTGCAATTTTATTTGCCTGCTCCATCAGAATCTTCTGCATCTCCGGTGATTGCATAAGTTCACGAACGCCCGCACGATTCAGTTCTATTCTCACTTTCCCCATATCGCTCCACCATCCATATCTGATTCCATACAAGAGGAATGTTCTTTTTAATTCCCTGTTGTGGAAGTCCAATGACTCTCCATGATGCTCCAAAGAAATCCACCCGGCAATCTTGCCAGTTATGAAAATCTTCTTTCGGAACAGCAAGTTTATACACTGCTTTCTTTCCAATCAGATTTAAGGTATCTAAAATCTCCGTGGTTGAGGCGGGTGATACCAGTACATTTTCTACGCATACTGGCGTTTCTTTCACGATCGGATGGCCGAAAGAATCTTTTCCATCTGGTGTCTGTTCATATAATTTTACTGTTATGCCTTTAATCACAACTATTCCTCCTGAAAAGGGTTCAGAAAACCAATTCTGTTTCCAACTCCAAGAATCTTCTTATCCAGTTTGGTAAGATACAATTCGCCACTTCCATTGGAATTCGTCCAGCTCTGCGAATATCCCAGTGCCGAAGTAGTTGCCTGAGTTGTCCCGATCGGCACACTCTCCTGTTCGCTCTCCATGACACGGATCACCATATTGCAGGATACAAGCTTCTTCGCAGCTTCTGATGCCTCCCGATTATAGGCATCAACAATCACAGCCGCATCTTCTAACAGTGCAGTGCATCTCTCCCAGTCATTCATTGGCAGGTCTCTTCGTTGCTGAATGTCTTCACATGTTGCATAAGCCATTACTGCACCTTCTTCCTTCTTGCCGGAGTCTTTTTCTGTGGTTTTTCTTCCTTTTCGTTTTCATTTAATGGTGTTTCTTTTAATGGCTTGAAAATTGCAGAATCCAGTGCAATACTGGATTCCACAATCATTCCCGTCTGTTTATACAGATACTTCATTTAGATCCTCCGTTACTCACTTGCTGCAAGGATCTTTGTAAATGCCTTGCTGTCCATGATTCCAATTCCGTATACAATCTCTGAACGGATCGCAATCTGGTTGAGTCTCTGAAGATCTCCCAGTCCATCCGGATCTCCGAATTCGATCAGATGAGCGCTGATTGATCTCTGTACTCCCCAGCGGAAGGCGTCAAACTGTCCGGTAATTCCAAGAATCTTTGATGGTGTTGTAATCTCGTTCTTGGCTGATACTGTATCAGATACTGCTGCATTCATTCCTGCGAAGTTGCTCAGGTTCTGTCCAAATCCAAGCTCCGGATAGATCTTTCTTCCTGTTGTGTCTCTCATCGTAGATAGACCAAAAGAAAGTGTTGGATCCATTGCAATTCCGCTTGGTGTATAACCTGCCGAAATGACCATGCCTGCTGCCGCCTCGATTGCTTCATCATACTTTGCTCCTGCAACGGTCACTGACTGTGTTGTATCAACCAGTCCTTCCTTTACGAGACTTGATACAGTTCCTGTCAATGGATTGATCTTGTGGATTCCTACCAGGTCAAGTGCCCTTCCAAGTGCGATTCCTGCATTAGATGCCAGATCCTGAAGAACTCCAATCTGAGTGTCTTCGTCCGCCCACTTCACTTCCTGTGAAAATCTCATAGTTACCTGCAATTTAATCGGATTGACCGTCTTGGTCGCATAGCTTGTCGGTGTCGGTGATTTCTCACCGCCTTCGCTCACGATCTCGGCTTTTGGCGGTGCTGTAAGTACCCATACCTGCTGTTTTCCAAATTTCTGCGGTCTTGCACCGGATAACTGTGCCAGTGTGGACCCTTTCTGTGCTTTTTCAAAAATCCCAGCTGAAATCTCTGCAGGGATCTCAAAATCTGAACTGATTAATGCTGCCATATGTTATTCTCCTTTTCCAAAAATCTGATGTGCAAACTCTCTCATGCTTGCATCTTTCTCCTGAGAGTTTGTAATTTTCCTGTGGTTTTCCTTTGTCCCCGGGTAGCTCTTCGGTTTTGCAAAGTTCAGGACCGCCTCTGCCTGCTTCTTACAGGTCTCCTCATCTTCCCCCGTCAGAAGATCCACTGGAATGCTCATTTCCTTTGCAACCTTTTCTCTTGCCTGTCTTACAGTTTTCTCGCTCTTAAGCTGATCCAGTTCTTTCCGAAGGGCTTCCATTCCTTCTGTTGCTTTCTGAATTTCTGTCTTCCCTTCATCTTTGATCTGATCATACTTTCCTGCTTTCTCCTTCAAGGCTTCATAGTCTGCATATTTCTGTTTTTCCCTTGCGAGGCGTCCCTCGATGATTGCATCCATTTCAGCCTGAGTAAATGTTTTTTCTGTTCCTGCTCCTGCAGTGCCGTTCGTATTGTTCTCTGCCATCTTGTTTCCCTCCTGATTGAGTGTTTCATAGTTTTAAATTCCGCGTTTCAGGCACGCGTTGCCATAAAAATAACACGCATCTCTGCGTGTTAGAATTATCTTTCTCTTTCCGATCTTGCACCAGTGCAATTTAAAAATTGGTACAAAAATACCGTTAATCATTTCTGATCAACGGTATCTAATACCATATTAATGTCTTTTCTTTTGGCGGATTATCCATTTTGACCATTCGCTTCAATTCCTTTTTTACATGTGAAGCCGCAAACATACTTGCATTTTCATGTTCTGTAACTGTTTCATCCGAAGTCTGTATTTTCATAAATCCTTTTGGCTCTTTTCCTTCTGGATAATAATCCGCTGAAATACTATCATTTGTTTTCTTTATGTTTTTTAAGATTACCATAATATTCATCTCTTGCCATATTTCTCTCTGTTACTGTTCTTGCTCCCAAGCCCAGGCTTTTACTTTTTCAAACGCTTCACTAACCTCTTCCGGCACGTTTTCAATTTTCCCATCATGAATATGATTGACATACGGTTCGTATACTTTCATTAACTTTTCTATCTCATCCGGATACTTTATGCGTTTCATTCTCTCTATCTCCTGTTATAAATCAACATATATTCTGCTTCCGTTTCATCATATCGTCCCAATTGATATTGTTGATATGCATAATCGCTTATTTCACTTACATTATCCTGCGTAATTCCTAATGCGTCAAGATTTTTCTTTGCCTTTTTACACAATTCTTTCAGATATTCACCACGGTTTTCTTTGGTAATCTCCCACCCCGCTTTTCGGAATTCTTCTGCCTGTTTCATATGCCACATTTCATGTCTTTCAACAGCATCTTTTCCACCAGCTAATCTCTGTATTTCCTGCTTTGCTATTGACTGACTATAATATATCGTATTTGTACATGGATCATACAAACCAAGGGCATTCTTCAGTTCATCATCTGATAAAATCACAACCTTTGGTTTTCGCTCAATTGGAACCCCATATTCTTTCAAAGCCTTTTCTGTGTTCTGATTAATTGCATTCAATGCTTTTGGCTTTATCTGTGCATGATCTGATATATACATAGATGTATCATAGCTTTCCACTTTTCTAACTGAAACCGCCACTTCTTTGCCACCTCTGGTTAATGACATTTCTTCTGCTTTTCCTCTTTTAACCTTTCGGTAAGCCTGTTCTGCATACAGTTCTCTCTTCCTTGCATTAATAGCCTCTTTATTTTCCTTGTATCTAATCCTGCGCATGGCATTAATATCACCACCTGCTGCCTGATACTCTTCCAGGTACTTGTCAGGATCATATCCTTCCACGGTGCTCCTTCCATCAAAGCGGACCGCATACTCACAATCACAATGTGCATGAATGTGTTCTGCATGTCCGTTCCGTAACGCCTTTTTTGACATATACTGCCAGCCACGTGACGCCAGTGTAATGCAGAAAGAGCAGGTATCTCCATGAGGTACCCATGCGAACTGAGCACCGTCACGTTCTGCATTTTTCAATGTTGTATCTGCTCCAACCTGCTTCACAAGTCGTGCCAGTGTCGCAGGTACATTCATCTGAGACTGTTTCATGGTACCACGCACAGCTTTTGCTACTTCCCCATATTCCGGAAGAGGTGCCATCTCTGCTGTTGGGATATTCATGCCCTGTGCTGCTGCTGTTGCCTCATACATCTGGCAGGATAATGCACCAATTGCCTGTCCGTAATGCTGTGATAAGGCATAGGCATAATCTAAAAGAGCCTTATCATTGCTGAATCCATTCTTTTGAACCCACGCCTGCATCAGATCTGCCGCCTTCTGGCTAATCCGTGACATCTTGGTTATGTACTCCGTCCAAGCCCTTGTCGTTATCTGCATTTCCAAATTCCTCCGTCAAGATTGACTCTCCCTTTGCTCTCTGCTCCTGTGCACGGATCCGCCGGATATCTGCCTGATCAAATCCAATCATCTCAAGAAATATATCTGTCTGTGCAAATCCCTGTCTTGCTGTCGCAATCTTCAATGCAGCGTCTGTTGTTGCCGCTATGCTTGGCATAGCCGGATTCTTAAAGTGTGCAATGATCTCAGTCATATCGTCTGTTAGATCATCCGGTGTAGTGCCTAGCTCGATTGCCAGTGCCATCCTTCCGATTCGATACAACGAATCGCCATTTGCTTTATTCAATTGTTCTGCCAGCAAAATCAATGTCTGGGACTGTGCCAGAATTGCATCGCTCGATGTTGGATTAGCATCATTCACAACTCCCACATCCGTAACTGTCAATCCTGTTGCCGCTGAATACTGTGTGGACAGCATCCGAAGCATCTGCACATGTGGTTCTATATTTCCCTGTGAGAGCTGACCAAATGATGGCTTTTCTCCTGTTTCCGGGTTGGTTGTGCTATAAAGGATACTTCCCACATACTGCTTAAATTTTTCATTTACCAGAGCGTCATACTGTTCATCTGATACACCAAGTAAGTATTTCTGCGGTGATGTTGCAAATTCCAGTCCAATCGTAGCATTGGCCACAGTCCTTACATACCCCTGAATCAGTCTTCTGACCGGTTCCTTCAATCTGGACTGTCCGAAAGGCTTATCGTTCGTTGCATCCCAGATCATTGCTACCATCAGAGGCTGTCCGAAATCATGTGGAGTAGCTTCCGCATACCAGGTCCCTCCAACACGATCCAACTGCCAGATCTCTGTCTCTGTATAAAAATTCACATGATCCGGAGACCATGTGATATCTGATTCATCCCTTTTTGCATCTTCAAAGGCAAATCCGTATTTGATTCTTGCTTCACTGGCATCCCACGAAGCTGCTGCACAATGAGGAGAATAAAACCGGACTCTTGCGTCTCCCGCTTCACCGGAAACTGCTGCAAATGCACAACCATATTTCAGTTCTTCCTTTACAGCCTTGTTATATTCTGCAATCAGATGATTTCTCTTCATGATTGCATTCATCTCATCTGATTCTGTTCCATTCTCTGTCACAAATCCATCGAACATCGATCTTGCTGCAAGTACATCCACTGTCTTTGCTCCCCAGGAACACCCAATCTCTAGTCTTCCGAAACCGGAAGGAAGGGCAATCCCTAGATTCACCTCATTCAGTGTGATCTTCCCATTATAATAACGTCGTTTCATTCGATTTGCTGACCGGTGATAGTCATAAATCTCTTTTAGTTCATTCAACCACTGCTGCTCCTGTTCCGGCAGCCCTCTTACCTGTCCAAAATTCAGTTCCATTATCCGATCCTCATCTTTCTGTTCGGGTTTCTTTTTGAGGTCCTGCATCCCCATAATGCCAATGCCGCTGCTTCGATCGGTATGGAGTTCTCTCCTCCGAATCCCCATCCTCCTGAAATAGGTCTTTTTACAGAAGTAACTGCTGACTCCTGTAAAATTTCCTGATATTTATACCAGGAGACGGTCTGTTCATTGATCTCCTGCACCAGCTGACTGGCTGCTGCGATCACATCTTTTGCCCCTGGTCTGATGATCGACTGCTTATATCTCCATACAGGTGCAATCTTCTCTATCAGAAAATCAACACCATTCCGTCCATCGATCACTACACAAGATGCTGTCTGGTATCTCTGATTCAGCCAGTCTGCAAGCCACTGGACCCCTTTGTCTGTGGTTCTCAATTCAATCAGGGATATTCGCGCCTTGCCTGATACCGGACAGACAGCACCACACAATGCTATTGTGGATCCATCCGGTGAAAATTTCACTCCAAATGCAGTCTTTCCTTCTGGTTTCTCCTGTTCGGATGCGCATGCTTCCCATTTATTCTTATCGATTGCATAATCCTGATCATTATTGATCGGTGACCACCAGCCAAGACGTTCTCTTGCAAAGGTATCTTCATCCATCTGTTCGCATTCTGCTGCAATCGTTGATTCTGTCATTCTTCTTCCAAGTGCCGGGTTGCATAAAGCCCATCTTTTCCGGTCAGTCACATCTCCAATCTCTTTCACTGAGTACTCTGTCCAGGCTGTGGATTTGCTCTCCCCACTCCTTGCCCGTTCTCTGATTTTTCGGAAAACTGTACCGGTGCAATTTTCATCCGGCGGTGTTCCAAGATAAATGGTTTGTGGATTTCTTGATGCTGATATTGCCGGGAGAAAAGATGCCTGCTGTTCTGATGTCAGCTCCTGTGCCTCATCAAAAACAAGGCAGTCACCATGCAGCCCTCGACCTCCATTTCTGGTTCTGGCCACAAATACCACACGCCCGCCATTGTTCAGGATAATCTGTTCTCTTCCTAATGCAGCTTTAATTTCACTCACATACTTCCGCAGACCTTTACTCTCGAATAAACCTTTTAGTTCCATAAAAGTCTCGGTTGCTGTCTTCTGCAAATGCGCTGTATAGATCACCCATTCAGAGTACATGATCATTCCAGAAGCAATTCTTCCCGATGTATCCAATGTCTTGCCATTTTGTCGCGGCACAGACAGGCCACAGGTCGGGGCTGACCATATTTCTTCCTCTGTCCGTCCCATCCAGTCATTGAGCACTTCACCTTGCCACGGATCTACGATGAGTCTGCCGACCGAGAGTACTTTCACAGCATCTGCTCCATCTGTATAGACATAATCTGGAGCAATCCTAACGGACGGCGTTTGGCTTCCCATCAGCTTTTCTCGTTGAGAGGATTTCTCCAATTTCGTCATCTTCTCTCTCTACTCCTCTAATTTCCTCAATTTCTTTTATCGTTTCTCTGTACTGCTTTGAAAGCTGCGGCATGGTCTTTGATCCATCCACAGCATCTTTCGCACAGATATCAATCTGTTTTGCCAGGATCATCGAAAGATTTTCCAACTGCTGCAGTCTGTTTCCTTCGCTTGTCACAGTTGCCATTTTCTTAGCTCTGGCCATATTCATCCACCTTTCAAATAATCCCTGTGTGTAAATCGGCGCTGGACGGCGGTGGTCGCCTTCGGCGCCTGGTGGGGTACCCTCCCCACCTCTGTTTTCCTCACCAGTTTCCATCCAGAATGTTCGCTTTTGGTGTCTTTTGTCTCTGCTCCAGTTCTTGCAATGTTTTATTGCTTTTTGCTGCGTTGCAACAGTAGTGCGCCGCCTGGAGGTTGTTCCAGTCTTGAGCTGCTGCCTCCCTGGAACTATAACCAAACTCCCGCCATCTGGACACCGGTCTGATCTCATCAATCACAAAGGACAATGGATGCTTGCTGTCACTTGGCTCATCATAATGAACTGGTCCTAGCCTGCCTCTACAGATTCCGCACTCTGCACCGATTGCTTTAAGCCTTGCCCGGTGCTTTCTCCGAAGATTCCCATTTGCACTCCTGGGGTTGCCTGTTGCCATTGCTGTCACCTCAATTCTGGTTTATTTCATGGACCATGTAGGGATCGAACCTACGACATTTCGCTTATGAGGCGAATGTTCTACCACTGAACTAATGGTCCGGGTTTTGGGAATTAGAAAAGCACCCCGCAGGGTGCCTTAATTTACTATTCTAAAATCATCTACTTGTTATTTTTTTCTTTGTTCTCTATAACCTCATCTAAATTGGAAAAGACTTCAAAAACTGCTGCTATAGCAACAGCAATACTTAATCCTAACTTTGCATCAAACAACTGAGTAAATTCAGATATAAAATCCATGCAAGTCAATATAAATACACCAACATATACAATGCACTTGCACATTGCTAATTGCTTTGTTAGCTTTCTTCTCAAATAAACGACCAACGCCATTATTAAGAAAAAGCTGCCAATCACAATTTGTAAAATATCTAATACATTCATATATCCTCCATTCCGTAAGAACCTCTTCCTTCATTTCACCACGTGTCTACTTTATCTCTTTTTTCGGCATATTTCAATACGAAAAAATTACTTTTTACTATATTTTCTTTCTAATTCAAGTTCTCTTTCACTCTTTTTTCTTGCTCCATATATTTCCCTCCATACACATAAAACCTACTTCCATGATATCCCAACATTCGACATTATACAACAGAAAAACGCCCACACATTATCATGCAGGTGCTTCTTGGGTTTTATAAAGAGAGGACGAGCCATCAACTTTCCGCCCTAGGCTCATTGTAATTCTCTCACACATTTATACTGAACTTCAAGGAACTGTAGTAAATCATTTTGGTGTTTTCAAATGTTCCAGTGCTTTTCCATGCAACTTATGTATCCATCTTTCAGTACATTCCATCTTCTCAGCAATTTCCCACCATCGAAGTCCTTTCACATATCTGTAAAACAGTACATCGTTCTCATCTTCATTCTTCACTGTCTTAATCTGATTCTCAATGGATATATACGATTCGATACATTTGCTCTTTTCCATCTCAAGTTTTTTCTCCAGTGAATCTATTCTTGCCAGTTCATCTGACAAATCTTTCTGATTTCCACTACCATGCGGCATACCTGAATAGTCTGTTGCTTTCGTAGATTCTGCAAGTTCCCTGAGCTCTCTTACCTCATCATCAATTCTACTGATTCGTCTTCTGTTGGCTCTGTACCCTCTCAGATGCTCTTTTTTCCGGTTGTTCTCGTTCTTCACATTGTTCTCTTCCAGTCTCTTCTCCAATGGTATCATCTCCTATCTTGTACTTCCTGGCTATGTACTCCGTTATATCACCATGCCACATCTGCTGCCCCTGTGCTCTGATCAGATTGCCTGCTTGGTATGCCGGCTGATGAAACTTCTCGCTTGCCTTCCGATCCGGCGGATGCTCTGCCATATCAGCATAATGTTCTTTTTGGTTCTGCTGGATTTCCGCAGGGCTCCAGCGTGTGTCTGTACTTCTTTTCACTGTTCATCACTCCTATTTTCAGCGCACTCATCACAGTCACCATTCGCAGCTCCGAAGCAACCGCAACAAGCATTTGTCTGCTCTTTATTTTTCATCTCTTCCACCTCTCTTGACAATTTCAATGGCTCTGTCTAACCCGGCATTGTATCCTTGATGTATATCCGACAAAACCGTTTCGCTTTCAATAAATTTTTCCCTCTTCAACTCATTAACAACGCTATCCACATCAACCGCTGTCGGCTGGCTATCTACCAATTTGCAAAGTGCATTAGCTTTGTCCGGTGGATAATTGTTCAAGATTGCCATTCCTACTATCTGTTTTTGAAATCCATCAGCATCAATTAGTCTGCTCATAATCATTCTCCTTTGTACCTCTTAGGCAGTGGCATCCATGCTATAACACCGTCCACTACATTATCATCATCGTCTGTCCACTTTCTCCCATCCCAGTAGGCACTAAACGGCTGTACAACACGTCTGCTCTGCACAATGTAACCATCAAAAGAATCGACATTTGGCTTCTTCGGAAGTCTCTCCCTCTACTTCATCCACTTTGCGCATTTTCTTGATATATTCCCGGAATGTTTGAATAGATGAAAGTACTCCGTCGTAAAAAGGATCGATTCTTTCATGTTCTGCAATTGTTGCTTTTGTTTCCTCTTCTGCCTGATCCAGCCAGTTAACCAAGTCTTTTGCGTCTCTTTCTGTCATATCTTTTCCTTCTTTCCATCTCATCTCTTTCTTCGCAATACATCAAGCCAACGTATTTTCCGTAACTCATTCCTTCCTGTCTTGCTTTTGCATTTATCTCAGCCAGTTCGCTTTTCCAAGCTATCGATCTCTTCCTTTTTGTCACTTGTCTGCTCCTTTCTCCTCCCTGCCGCATTCAGGGAGGAAGCTCTTTGTCGTCATGTTCCAGTATTGTGACATACTTTTATCTCCACGCCATTCAACAGCGGAGGCAACTATAAATAATTTTTCTTATACCTTGCTTTCCATTCTTCTCTTGTGTGCGTCTTCTCATATTCTGTCTGTGCTATTCTGCAGAGCAGCCCTCGCATCTCTTTGTTGTTGTGGACAGCTTCCGGTCCTTCCTTGTGATGATTCCGGCACAGATCTACTTTGAGTCCATCTGCCTCGGATAGTTCACGCTGGCCGGATCCGAACATGATGTGATGCTCCTCTGTGTACTGCTTAGAATGATTGTCATAGAGTATCGAACAGAGGTAGCAGACTCCTTTTCTACTCTTGAGTATGCTCTTTTTATGCGATTTCCTTTTTTTCTTGCAAGCTAATTTTGGAAATGCCATGTCTGAATAATCGATGCTCATAAGATATACACCCCAACTAAGTTTTTCGGATCTCCTTGCATTCGATCAAACCATATGCACGGTTTGCATACTCCTTCAATGTCTTTTCTCAGCTCTTCTGCGGAATCTGCCAGCATGATAACGTTCGTCGGACTGCTGCAAGCATAGACTCTCGCAACATATTTATCCGGTATATCCCGCGGGTGCTTATAAATTGCAATCGATGGTATCGCTATCGCTGATAAGTCCACCTCTCGAAAGCTATGGATTATTTTGTTATTTACTGAGTTCTTCTCCATTTTCATCCACCTCTGCTTCTAACCATTTCTTCCAATATTCTGCTGAGTTCAACATCATGTGAGGCATCTCTTTCACGGATGCTGCCATGTACAGTGCCATCTTGTATGATTCCATTGTCTTCATGTATTCCCATCTGCTGCCAGTTGGATGCTGTCCTGAGTTATCCACCTCTTCCGATTCCGTTCCCGTCTCTGTGTTTATCACATTTTCTTCGACCGGCTTCGAATTATCCACACTGTTTTCCACATTTTCAGCCATCTCAACGGTTGCACCGGTGCAATCCGGCTCTTCTCTCTGTATTTCCAACGTTTTTACTGGTTCAGGAAGCATTTCCGGAAAATCTTTCTCAATCTCTGTCTGTCCGGGAATATCACTTGGAAGCTCTACCGGTTTCTCTATTTCCTGTTTCTGTGCCTTTGGTGGTTTTGCTTTAACTACCTTCGGCTCTTTTCTCTTCTCTTTCTTTGGTTGCACTGGTGCAATCTTCTCTTTTTCCGGATACTGCTGCCCGAAAAGCTCTTCCCAATTCTTTTTTGCGTCTTCCTGTTCTGTAATTAGCACAAGATATCCTAAGATGTCACTCCATGTGAACCGTTCTTTGAGGTTCTGTCTGACCACCTGCAGGATCACTTCGTCTTTCTCATCATTCAGGTATAGCATGATTCTTCCGCATCCTTGTGGTCGCACACTATAGAGTTTGTCTCCGTCCGGTGCCAAAAGCTCTTTGATTGGCTCTGTTCCTACGCTTGTCCTAACTGTTCCATGCAACTTCACATACAGTTCCGGATCTTCCATGCAGATCTGATGGATCGCTTTTTCCAGATTGTCGAGTTCTTTCTGTTCTTCTTTCTCGCCTTCCAAAATGACTTCGATATCTGTGATCTTCTCTTCACTTTCTATCTCTTCTTTGACCGCCTGGATCTCTGACTTACTGTATGCCGGTGTCAGCTCTTCTGCTACGCTTTCCGGAAGCGTCAGCATCAGTGCCAGCTTTGCATAGCCAAATCCTTTGTAATGCTCCTGCAGTCTCGGAGAGTAACCACCCTCCGAGAATCTGTCATTGATTCTGATGTATCTTGATACCTGTGTACCTTCAAGCTTGTATTCCGCCCAGGCGAATTCGTTTACATTGTTGTATCCGGAATTCTTTAAGATATCTGTATCTCTTCCCTGTTTCAGCAAATATCCTGTCATAACAAAATCTTCCACTGTTCTGTTCAGGACGGTATTCATTGCCTTTTTGTATTCCTCATAATCCTGGTACTGTACTAATTCCATTAAACCGCCTCCAGTTCTTTTTCTATCTCTTCTGCTTCAAGGAAATCTTCCGCCAATCCCTGAAGGACTCTTATATTCTTTTTCTCTTCCAGCTCTGCAATATTGGCTTCTCTCTTGATCTTGCTGATCTTGGCCAACTTCTTATCTTCCTCTGTTAGACGCTTCCGGATCTCCTTCTGCCAGCCTTTCAAGAATACCCGGATTTCCTCGATTCCCGGCTCTTCGTCATAATAGCTCCTGTGCTGTCTGATTGTGCCTCCCGGCTCTACTTCGATCGTGTAAAACGGGATTCGCGGTGCTTCCTGTCTCCGTAGGAAACAGATATATGTCTCTCTGCTCTCGATCCTGTCAAAATATCGTTCACTGCTGCCGGCACAATGATGCAGCGCACGTCCTTCTTTCACGATATCCACTAACGTGTTCGGTACAATGATCTTATACTCTTCATCTTCGTACTCATATCGGCTCTTGATCTCTTTCAGGATCTCTTCTGCTTCCGGAAACTTCTGCCGCATTTCCTGTGCGTAGGCTTCTTTTCCCTCTGCATTGTTTTCCAGTTCTTTCAAGATCTGTATCTGCTGCCGGTCTACAACAACTTCATCATGCCTGCGTTTTAGTTCTCTTGGACGATAGACCATCTCGTCAGCCATATTTTTGCAACACGCTTCACACATACTGAGATAGTCTTTATATTCTTCAAGAACAGCTTCTGCCGTCATTCCTGCATATTGTTCCTTTTTCTGTCTTTCGATGTAGTTCATGATCTTCTGTGGACTCATATATTTTTCCAGTCCCCGGATGCCACTTGGTTCTATCTCATTTTTTATCATCCACTGCACCGTCTCTTTCGAGATCTTCTGCCCTGTCTCGTCCGAATACTGCATCCAGCGTACCATTCTGTTCCCGCCATGTTCGTCACGGATCCTGTTGATCTTCTGACGGTCTTGGATTCTGAACATTCCCTCAATGCTTTCCTCTCTCATGTCCAGTGGTCCATAGTATTGTGTCGGATATCCCGGATAGTCTGTACAGCCGATCGTATCTCTCAGCAGATTCCAAAAGCGTCCTTTTGCCAGGTACTCGATCTTCTGTGCATATCCTTTCATCTGTCCTGTCCCTGCCACAAGTCTGTTGTAGTTCAGTTCCATTCCCGTCTTCGATAAATGCTCCAGGACTCTTGTTGCTTCGCTGTAAGTGGTTCCGTCTAATATCTGGCCAAATTCTTCCGGATACAAGTATCCTTCTCTTGCTCTTAGGTTTTTCCGGTTTCCTTTTGTCCATCCATCCCAGGAGTCCTCATAATAGATCATGTATGTCTTCTTCAATTTTCTGTTGGAGTAGACCTTGTACAGCAGGATTCTGATTTCATCTCCAAACTCGACATAATGTCTTCCATTGTCCCACCCGACCTTTGCTTCTATGATCCGAAGCACGCTTGTATCTTCATCTACCGGCTGGATGAGATAGCAGCTCTTCCATTTCTGTTCGATATGGTCTGTTCTTGTCTTTGCCTGCACTAGTTTTCCACAGGCGGGACAGAATACCATGTCATTGTGCCGGATCTTCTTTTCTCCGTCCTGTCGCTTGATTTCTTCCGGCCAGCTGGATTCCCCGCAGTTCGTACAGGCAAATTCTTTCGTTTCCCTGTTCCGGAACATGTAATCCTCTCCTGCTGCCTGTTCAAAGAACCATTCTCTTAGATTCTTCGGACGACCTGGAACTTTTCTCATCAGGTTCATGAGTTTTATTTCCCGGTTTGTTTCACATCTTTCCCTGATCTCTCTGTTATAGCTATGTTCCAATCCGTTGATTCTCTCCCACGGGCTGTTGTTCCACGCTCTGTGTCTAATCAATTCTTTGATCCTGTTTGCGTCTTTCTCCTGCAGTTTCGGATAGTCGTCATATGTTCTCCATTCCCAGTCTCGCCAGTCCTCGTTCAGTGCATTCAGGATGCCACCTTTTCTCCACCCATGTTGTTCTTTCCAGTACTCATGTTCCCCTGTCTCACAGTTGATACAGTACCGTACCAGCAGTTCCTTCGCCTGATAGATATTTAGGATCAGGATTTCCCCCAACTCCTGTAGCGTGGCTGTGAGTCCTTTTCCTGCCGGTTTCTTCGGTTTGATGCGTTCAATCGCTTTTCGTTTCATTTCTGCACCTCCACCCATTCTCTTTCTTCTGTCATGGAATAGATCTGATGCGCTTTCGCTTGTATTCCGTCAACATTCCTCACGCCTGCTGCCACTGGCTTGCCTTTCTCGTCCTCTACGATCAGTCCGATCACGGTTCCGTATTCGCCTTTCACTTCCGGATGTTTTCCTCTTGCGATTGCTATCCTTGTCTCTCCGATTGCTTTTGACTTCTCTTTTTCTGCGTATGCACCTCTTTCTCTTTTCTCCCATGCCCTCTTTGGATGTATGATCATATATTCCATTGCCGCCATTGCAATCTCCATAAGTGTCAGTTCTCTTAATAATGTCAGCTCTGTAGATACGACCATCGAGCATCCATCCTCTTCGTCTATACTTCCGCCAGCTTCGCACAGGAAGAATTTGTTCTTTCCATCGATCGGATACCACTGCAGGCAATCCAGGATATACTCCGCCGCATGGAATCCAGTGGATCTTGTTTTGCTTTTCTCTTCTTTGTAGGTCTTCCCTTTCTCGTACTGGAATGTCCCTTTTCCGTGTTTTGCTTGAATTTTTTTATTGAACCCTTTGTATACTCTCATTTCTTCTCACCCAGGTAATATTCCCTCACGATCTCTTTGATCTGTGCCTTTCCCGGTATGCTTATGTACAACGGTGGTGTCAATCCTGCTGCCTTTGTGATCCTGTCGTCCAACCGTGCTTTGGCATTAAATGCAGTCTTCAAGATCATAGCCATACAGTCTTTCAATGACTTTCCTTTTCTTCTGACTGCAAGAGCCATCTCTTTGGACTCTAAACATAACTGCTCGATAAAATCCGTCCAATCTCTCAATGCTCCTGTCAGACTCAGATCTTTCGCTTCCAGTTCCAGTTTTCCTATAGCTGCAAGTCTCGGTGTTGTCAGCTCCTCGATTGCACCGGTGCAAAAGTCCTCTGCGTCTTCCTGATCCAGTCCGTTCTCCTCTGCGATTGTCTTGATTGCTTCTAAGTCCCCCTCTTCCAACTGTGCTTTGGCTGCACGGTTGATTTCCTCGTAAGAATCAAATTCTCCAAACTTCTCAAACATCTTTATACCTCTTCTCCTTGTAAGTACGCTTCAAGCGTCCTTTTATACTCACTGTTGTTTTCGTATACGATCTCTATCTCGTGTTCTTTACTCTCTTCCAGGAACAACTGCCACAGTTCCTTGTTCTGTATGTCTTTTCCATCCGACTTTCTCCACTCTGCCCGTCTCCACTTTTCCGGATTGTCTGCCTGAACCATATTGCGGATAAATGTATTCCCTGTGTAGAATATGATATGGCATGGCTCTGTGAATCTCTGCATTGCCCGAACCATGGCTAATAGTACGCTACGGTTATAGGTTGTTTCCTGTTCGCTTCCCTGCAGGAAACGGTCTTCCGTCTTCCCGTTTTTCCTTGTAAACGCTAAAGCTGCCGCATATTTTCCATACTTCGGTTTTGACGGACCTGTGATCGTTGTCTCTATGTAGACTTTCACTGTCTTCATTCTTCAAATCCTCCTGTTCAACCGGATCAATGTGTATCTCCGGTACTTGAACCCAGTGGCCGGATTGATTCCTTCATAGCTCTTGGCAATGTAATAGCCGTTCTTTTGTTTGATCTCTTTTGGCCATCTTGCCAGTTTTTTCTTCTTTGGTGGTTTCAGCGGCATGTTCCGCGAAGTGCTGTAACTGGATTCGCTGAGTCTTGGCTTGTCCCTCTTTCCGTCTTCCCTCTTTTCTCCCACCTTCTCGTTTTTGGTGATGTAGGATGCGAGCTGTGAGAAATCCTCTTCGTAGTATTTGCTTTTCTCTAACTTCTCTGCATAGATTCCACCATGTGGCCAACATTCCTCTACCCAGCGGATCGTATCCCGGCATCCGGTGATTACCATGTGAACGTGCCATGCTCCCTTGGTCCCTTTCTCAATGTTCCGGATCCAGCGCAATTCGATCTGTTCTTTCTTGTATCTTGTCCTTAGCTTGCTTATCAGATTCGTGAAATCCTTCTTTGCTTTCGCCATGTCCGGAGGTCTTGCCTCGACTCTGTACGTCAATGTCAAGAAGTAGTCTCCCTTGCCAAAGTACTCCAACAATCTATGTCTGGCTGTCTCTGCCTTATTCATAGCATTCACTACTGCCATCTGCTCCGGTGTCGGCTTTCTCTTCTTTTCTCTTGGCAGTCCTCTTGCCCCATACCTGCCATCATGGTATTCCTTCACCTCCAGGATGTCTCCCTTCCGGAAGGTGTGTGTTACTCTCTTCGTAGCCATCATGTACCTCTATCTTTAATATCTTAATCGAGTATTAAAATGGGGCAGAACCCCCGTTTTTCTTGACTTCCTGCCCCATAGATGTTAAGATAATAATGTCTTTAATATCTGCGAGACAAAAGTCTTGCATTCAACACTTCCGTTACCTCCGGAAGTGTTATTTTTTTATCTGTTTTTCCAGCGTCCTTGCAATCGAATTCAGCGCGTAGAAGCTTGCTGATACAGCCAGTCCAATCAGGACGCGCTCCAGCGTTGACTCCGGTGCTTTGACTGATATGGAATATGTAATTGCTGCTCCGGAAGCATAGAAGAGTCCAACAAGCATTCCAATGCCCGTGATAAACCTTGTCCTCCAAAGGCTCATTCTAATATGATGTATTCTCCTTTGTTCTTCTTCCTGGCATACTCGTTCGCCTCTTCCCATGTTCCAGAGCAACAGCCCAGTTCCTGTGTTTTCGTCCATCTGATAATCCATATGTGGTCTTTCTCCCTTCTTCCTCGTTTCTGGCTCATTTCTCACCTTCTGTATGGTTTTCTTCTTTTATTCCTATTTCAGTGCATCCCTCACGCGACAGCTGATTTATGATTACGAATGCCTGAGTGTCACTGAATGCTTTTCTTGTGATTTTATTTCCTTTATGTTTTGCTGTAATGATATACATCCGCTGCGCCCTCCTTCCTTCTTGTATGATGCACACGGATAACATCGACTGCGTTCCATACAACTATTTCTGTATCTGCAGTAGCAGCAATCTTCCACGCTCAAATCACTTCTCTTCCTATTCGTTCTTTTTCTGATTCAGAAATTTTAAGTACCCTCAAGATCTCCCTCAGTTCTCCAAGCCGAATATCTTCCGGCATACCAAATCTCTGGTAGAGAGTACTCATTGGGATTCCTGTCAGCTTGGAAAGTTTTCCCATGTTGATGTCTTCCATCGTCTTGCCTGATTGTATGATTGCAAGAAGTATTCTGTTCTGCCTTTCCCTGTCAGATATTTTTAATTTTGGCATCTCTTCTCACCTCTCTAGTCTTCATAATTGCGTGGAATCAGGTCCTCTGTAAGTGCATAGAACTCGCTGAGGTACGCTCCGTCATCTGTGATACTTAAATCAACAGCAACGTTGTTCTCGTTCATCAGCATGATTCTCAACGCACACTCTTCTCCGATTGTTCCATTGCTAACAGCTAAGACCTTAAAGCCTTTCAATGCGTGCAGCTCTTCAGAATCTCCATTGACTCTCTTATTGATAATCTTTTTCTTCATTGCTTTCACCTCACTTTCTCATCTGTCTCAAATAGGTAATCTAATGATTTGTCTACTCTAAAATTGAAAATATTTTTATGTTATCAAAAGATTTTTCATAAAATGCGAAAATATTTTCGCAACATTTTGTATAACAAACATTCGTTTTGCACTCTATCTAGTATTTTTGTATTGACACATCATAATATTAGTAGTAGCCTTTTTATAGAAGCTTCAAAATTCTAATGAAAGGCAGGTGACAATATGAGACGCTACAACCCTCCATTTAATGGAAACCGCTATGTATTAAACAAAGCAACTGGAGAAATCCACGATCTGGATAACGAAACATCTCTCTGTCAAATCGATGAAATGAATCCAGACCATGTATCGAACTGTGTATCTTATGAAGATGCCAAGTTCCGTGCTGCTTTCTTTTCACCACATGGCGGAAATGGTTGCTACTACTGTTTACGATCAAAAGATAACGGATAACCCGATTGAGCTATGGACTTCAATGTCTGTAGCTCTTTTTCTGGCATTTCTTCCCTCAGAAGCTCCGTAAGCCTTTCGGTTGTTTTGCATTCCGAAACCATGTCAAATACCAGTTCTGAAAACTTCTGTTCGTCTGTGACCATCTTTAATGCATCGAACTTTTTCACATCTCTGACTCTCCTTTCTCAATTCCAAATAAATAATTAGGATCTACTCCCAACGCTCCTGCAATCCGAACGATATCGCATGCTTTGATAATCTTTCTTCCAGAAATCATGTCGCTAAGCATCTGTGCTGTACAACCAGCCTTTTGAGCAACAAATGCTTTCTTTAATCCTTTTTCATTTATGATTCGTTCGATATTCTCAGCTACCGGCGCATTATATTCCGAAATTCTCATTTCCTTTTCTCCTTTCTTTTTGTTCTCTTTTAATGATAAGTGTCATCTGAACTTGCATTGCTTTTTCACTCCTTATCTCCTATACTTTAAATACAGGCACTGCCATGCCGAGTACAAAAGAAAGGAGATTTTTATGACAAGAAATCAAGACTTAATTAACAAAACCGTTGAGATTACCGTAGCTAAACTCTCAAACTCCAACGCTTCTGCAAATAAAGATGGTGGAGCACGTGTTGCTGAATTTATGCAGGAAATCTACAACAAATTAGTTGAACTTAGTGAGAATGAAAACTAGTTCAGTTTCGCTCTAGCGGACACCAGCTCTGCTAGAGCTTTTGTTAATTCTGTTAATTCTTGACTTTCATAAATAGATGAAACTTTTTCGATTTCTCTTTTTAAAAAGTCGCACACGCATTCTATTGTTGTATCCACTTTTTGTGCTACCATCATTTCTTCTCTCCTTTCCACTTTTCCTCTTTTGTTTCAAAAAGATAATCAAATTTAACCTTGAACAATTTGCACAGCTTTTTTGCTTCCAATGCTGTGAATTTTCCCGATTTCTTTTTGTTCTCATAAGAAACTCTTGACATACCTAATTTTTCAGCCATCTGTTGGTTTGTGAAATTGAATCTAGCTTGTTCTGCTTCTAAGTTCCTAAACAATTTTATTCTCCTTTCGCTTTATTGTTTGCGTTCTGCAAACCATAGTTATACTATAATTGCGTTTTGCAAATTTGTCAATACTTTTCTTTGCATTTTGTAAACTTTTTATTGACACTTTGCATTCACATATTTATAATCATAAGTAACAGGAGGAATAACATTATGGGTGATAATTTTAATGAGAATTTAAAAGAAGCTAGGCTTAAATCCGGCATATCGCAGAAAGATTTGGCAGAAAATATCGGCGTAGCAAAATCGACATACTCTTTATATGAAAGTGGAAAAAGAGAACCTAATGTGGATACAATCAAAAAGATTGCTTCTTCTCTGAATGTATCTGCAGATACATTGCTCGGCATCGATAATGAGCCAACAACTCTCGCAGCGCACTTCGACGGTGATGAATACACTGAGTCTGAAATGGAAGAAATCAAAAACTTCGCTGCATTTGTAAAAAACAGAAGAAAATAAAACATTTTATTGAATAGATACACGAATATACTGTAGTGGGAGGTGCTATACATATGAACACATACGAATGTTTACAAGACGAAGCCTGCGGGGACGGTATAGATGTTATAGATTATACATTTCACAGTGATCGAATAAAAGGATTGTATTGTGACGGTACTGTCGCAATCAGAAAAGATATGAATACAGTTCAAAAAGCCTGTACACTGGCTGAAGAACTTGGACATCACCACACATCCGTTGGTGATATTATAGATATAAATTCCGTACAAAACCGGAAACAGGAACGTCAAGCCCGGTTGCACGGCTACAACCGCCTGATCGGACTTGTTGGAATCATCCACGCATTCAATGCTGGATGTCAAAATAAATATGAAATTGCAGACTTTCTGGATGTTACAGAAGAATATCTAGAAGAATGTATCAGCTGCTACCGTGATAAGTATGGAGTATATACTACCGTTGATAACTATATTATATACTTCATTCCGAATCTGGTAGTGGTTGAAATGATGTGATATAACCTCGTAAGAGATTATATATGAGTTTGTGGTGTACTCATAGGAACAAGGGGGAAGGATAAAAAATGGGATTTTTAGACACATTCAAAGGAAATCAGTACAAAGCAGAATTAGCAGATTTGCAACAAAAATATAACGACTTACAAGAACTGCTTACCCCGGAAATGCAAAATGCTCTTATGCTGAAAGATACAATTCGAGAATTAAATAATAACATGCAGCAGAAACAGGATGAATTATTAAACTTGAATAAAAGCTTTCAAAAAGAAACCGAAAAAATTGAAATAGAGCGACTTAAAAAGCAAAAAGAAATCGATAAACTGAATCAAGAAATAAATTGTAAGAAAAAAGAAATTGTTACTCTTGATGATGAAATTCTTGTTCAAGAATTTGGTCTTTACAAACCAACCTATGAATTTGCTAATGCTCTTGATTATAAAGAAGAACTTGCAAAAATTCGTTCTAAACAGAAAGATATGATAAAAAATAAACTTGCAGTCTCCGGAGTTACCACATGGCAGGTAAATGGAAGTTCTGCCAAAGGAAAGAAAATGGTTTCAGATACTCAGAAGTTGCTTTTGCGAGCTTTTAATACTGAGTGCGATGAGCTAATCTCGAAAGTTAAGTATACTAATTTTGATGCCTCACTTAATAAAATATATAAATCTGCTGAAACAATTTCTAAATTGGGCACAATTATGAATATCTCAATAACACCTGCTTACTTAGACCTAAAAGTAAAAGAATTGAGACTATCTTTTGAATATCAACAAAAGAAACAAGAAGAAAAAGAAGCTCAAAAAGCTGCTCGTGCAGAATTAAGAGAAGCTGCTCGTTTACAAAAGGAAATTGAAGCTCAACGAAAGAAAATAGAAAAAGAACAAACTCACTATCAGACCGCATATGAGCATTTGCTCATCCAATTACAGTCAGATCCAGAAAATAAAGACTTGCTTGACAAGAAGCTGGAACTGGAGTCTCAATTAAATGACATTGATAAAGCTATGAAAGATATTGACTATAGAGAAGCTAACCAGCGTGCAGGATATGTATATGTTATTTCTAATATTGGTGCTTTTGGTCCTAATGTATATAAAATCGGAATGACTCGTCGATTAGATCCTCAGGATCGAGTTGATGAGTTGGGTGACGCATCTGTTCCATTCAATTTTGATGTACATGCTATGATTTTTTCCGATGATGCTCCAGCACTTGAAACCGCTTTGCACAGAGCCTTTGAAGATAGAAAATTAAATATGGTAAATACTCGAAGAGAATTTTTCAATGTTACTCTTGATGAGATCAAAGCTGTTGTAAAGAAGAATTTTGATAAAACAGTTGAATTTATTGATGTTCCAGATGCGGAACAATATCGTATTAGTCAAAAAATGAAACAAAAACATCAACCTTAAAGTAATTAAGAAAGGGCGTAATCACATACCATTACCAAAATCAAACAACTATACTGTCGAAGACATCTCTTCAATCAATATTCTTTTGATGATGAGATTCCTGTTGGAATCTATGATGACCTTAAGATCCGTATTGCAGATCTGCTGAAATAAAAATAACCGCTCCTGCGCCAACAGGAACGGTCAACTGGAAGAAACATACGTCAATATGTTTCTTTTAGTAACTCCGAAGAGATACTCCAAAATCCAATGAATATTGTATCATCTTCGGGGCAGTCAATCAATCAGAACTCTTGTTCTGTTGCTAGGCTGTTATTTTTATACCATTTTTTATAAAAAGGAGATGATTGTATGGCAACAGCTAAGAAGTTACCTTCCGGATCATGGAGATGTCTGGTATTCTCACACTATGAGGATGTGGTAGATAAGGATGGAAAACCAGTCATTGATCCGAAAACAAAAAAGCAGAAGCAGAAACGAATCTATGAATCATTCACCAGTGACCTTCCGGGTAAACGAGGAAAGCAGTCAGCTGAAGCGCAGGCTGCACAGTTTCTCGCAGAAAAGGACCGGAAGAAACGTCCTGAGAACTGGACTGTAAAAGAAGCATTCACTAATTACATTAAATTAAAAGAGAATGTGCTGTCTGAAACCACATTGCGTGGATATGAAACAATCGTAAGGAATCAGATAAAGCAAATCGAGAACATAAGCCTACGTAAGCTGTCTCAAGAGGACGTACAAGCGTGGGTAAATGCAATCTCGATAAAGTTATCACCTAAGACAGTAAAGAACGCTTATGGACTATTCACGGCTGTCATAGGGATGTATTCTCCTGGAACGATATTTAGAGTCACGTTACCAGCTCCAAAGGACTTTGACGGATATGTTCCGTCTGATGAGGATATCGAAAAGCTAATTAACTACATTGAGGGAACTGAGATGGAAAAGGCTGTACTCCTTGCAGCGTTTGGAAGTCTAAGACGAGGAGAAGTATTTGGACTGACAAAGGAAGACATCACTGGGAACTCTATTCGGATTAAAGAGACACGTGTGCGTGGTAGGAAGGGGATTGTGACCAAAGGACCTAAGACACAGAGCAGTTGTAGGCACGTAATCATGCCAGAATTTGTTATCAGAAAATTCGATGATATTGAAAGTGGTCCGCTTGTTAAGATGCATCCGGAAGACTTGTCCAAGAACTTCAAGAAGGTGCTGCGCTCTGCCGGTATTCCAGAGTTTCGATATCATGATCTCCGTCACTACACTGCATCCATCATGCATGCCCTTAATATTCCGGATCAGTACATCATGAAGCGTGGTGGTTGGAAGTCCGACAAGGTACTCAAAAAGGTATATCGTGGCACCATTGAGTCTGAGGAAAAGAAGTTTACTGACAAGATAAACGAGCATTTCACTCAAATCATGCAACACGATATGCAACACGAACCGAAGAAAGCGTGATAAAACCGCCACTTTTAGCGTTTTTCATTTGGGTTCGATTCCCGCCAGGTCCACTTTTCAATGAAAGTGTGAAGACTTCAAAATAACGGCATTGTATCTCGTAAGATGAGATGCAATGCCATTATTTTTTGAATAATATCCTTACCTCCAAATGGAATGCATAAAACAAAAAACTCTGAGATTCTTGCAAACATTGACTTCACAAAAATCTCAGAGAAAAAAATAATGCCGCAGACCGGAATCGAACCGTTTTACTTAATCTCAAATACTGATAGAAAGGGGCTTTGAAGACTTCATCACGGTTGCGGTGTTCAAAAAGTGTTCAAACGTTTGTTGCATACAAACTGGAAGTTATCTTTTTCCTAATGGCAATGCTATTAAATTTCCCAATAATGCAATAACAGCATATCCAACTACATAAACCCATGCACTTGAGTTATAAAATATAAATATAGATGGCGCAAACATTATTGCTACAATCAAAATATACCAGAAGTTAAAACCATTCCTAATCCCATAAAAAACAGAGGTTATTAAACATATTAGAGGAATAATTACTAACATAACAATCATTGCACTTCCTGTGTTTTTTATAAACCAAGGAACGATATAAAAATCTATCAGCAACAGTAGGTAGAAAACCATGTTCTTTTTTAATTTATCCATCATATCATCATCCTTTCAAATTCCGATTTACAGATGCAGGCGTTTTTCAAACTCTGCCAGCAGGCTGCGGCCCTTGAAGATGACCAGCCCCAAAAAGGTAATCATACTGATAACCAGGCAGATGACCCAGGCCATTGGCGGGCGCACGCTGTGGCGCAGCGTTAAGCCGATATACGGCACCACGCCCACCACAATGTTCAGCAGCAGGTAAACCAGGCCGTTCTCGGTAAAGCGGCGGTTGACAAAGGCAAAAATGAAGTTCAGCACCAGGGTAACGCTGCACAAGATCGGCACAATGGCGTCAATGGCAATGCCGTTCCACCCGGCGTAATAATCCGCAAAGGTCACGATCAGCGAAGTGCCGATCAAAATCTGGAACAGCAGCTTAGGGGCGTTGCGGCCCTGGCGCAGCAGTGCGCGCAGCAGCAGCAGCACCCCCACCACGCCGATCAGCACCAGCAGGCTCCAGTGCATATGCCTGCCTTCGATCATGATGTAATCCACCACGCCGCAGATGACCGCCGCCCCCAGCAGCACAAAGGCAGCGATGCGGTAAAACAGCGATGCCTGCCGCGCGGGCGGCACCACCTTGGGGTAGCGGTCCGGTTCCGGCGTGCCGACAAGGGGGTTCTGGCACAGCGGGCAGTACTGTGCGCTGCCGCCAACCTGGATATGGCAATGGGGACAGGTTTTCATTCTCCATCCACCTCCGTTGCATACAGTGTAATATCCAACCCTTCGGCAGAAAGGCGGCGGTAAAAGTTTTTCAGCATCTCGGTGCTGCGGAACGCCCAGGTGGTGCCCAAAACCAGATCATCCCCATAGGAACAGACCGTGGTGAACGCGGTAGGCGAACTGCAGAACGCCGTAAAGCCTTTGATATAGGGCTGCAGCTCTTTTTGCAGTGGGATGCGCCCCATGTTGGAGATGGTCAGGGTAACTTTTTTGGCTTCCAGCGTATTGAACAGGTTGACCACCGCGTTTTTGATAAAGAGCGGCACCAGTTTGATACCGGGCATCTGTTCCAGCTTTTCAAAGCCGTCCATGCGGGCCTTGACCCGCTCGTCCTTCAGGGCCTCCCGCAGTTTGGCGTCAAAGCCTTTGGCCAGGGTTTCCAGCGTTTCGTCCCCCCGGAATACCCAGCTGATGCGGATGGAGTTGAAAAAGTTGCGGGCGGTCTCGGTTCCGTAATAGCTGCGCAGGTTGACCGGCAGGCTGACCGAGATGACCTTGCCGCGTTCCAGCGCCGGCATTTCCTGATAAGCCGCCAGCATCTGGGCAGCGGCCAGGTAGCTGGTCATCGTTACCCCCATGGCGCGGGTCTTGGCCAGCACCTGGGCGGCAGAAAGGTGGGCTTCAAAAAACTGGGACTGGTCATACGGCAGTTTGCGGCCATGCAGGTGGAAAGACTTTTTGCGGTTCAGCGGGTCTTCCTCCGCCGCTTTGGACGCCGTATAGTACTTGCGGAACGCATCCTGGGCCGATTCGCCCTTGCTGGCGCGCTCTTCTCCGGGAACATTGGCCAGTTCGGGATTTTTCAGCTGCAAATAATTGTGCACCAGCGTTTTCAGGAACACCATCCCGCCGTTGCCATCGCTGATGGCGTGGAACATTTCCACATTGATGCGCGCACCGTAATAGCTGACGCGGTACAGCAGTTCGTTTTTGATCTGCGGGCCGTACAGCATGGCACAGGGGGCCAGCGTTTCCGGCACCGCCTGCGGTTTCAGGTTGGTGGATTCAAAATAATGCCAGAACAGCCCACGGTGCAGCGTGACCTGGAACTGCGGGTTTTCCCGTGCGGTCTGTTCCAGGGCCTGATTCAGGCAGTCGGGGTCCACATCCTCGTTCAGGGTGCAGCTGACGCGGAACACCCGCGGGTCCCGCCGGTTGATGGACGCCAGAAATACTTTGGCGACATTATCGACTTTATACCAGGTTTCGGGCAAATGGCAGCCCTCCTATCCGGCGGGGTTCCGCCGTTACAAAATTTTCTGCACAAAGCGGCCAACGCTTTCCATGGCCTGTGCGGCATGGGGGATCGGCATCTGCTGGAACACATGCCAGCATTCGGGGTATACCTCCAGCACGGCGTATACTTCCTGTTCCGTCATGGCTTTGGCAAGGTTGATAGAATCGGATTTCAATATTTCGTTCGTTCCCACCTGGATCAAAGTGGGCGGCAGCCCCCTTAAATCCGCAAACAGCGGCGAAAGGCTGGGGTCCTCCCATTCCAGGGTGCTGTTTGCTCCGCGGTAAGCGGTGCGGCAGGAATCAATATAGTCGTGGGTCAGCATGGGGTCCAGCGCGGCACATTTCTGATAGGATGCCCCCTGCATCGTCATATCGGTCCAGGGGCTCATCAGCACCAGGGCACACGGCTGGCTGCGGCCCTGGGCCTTTACGGCAAGGGCCAGTTCCAGCGCCAGGTTGCCGCCCGCCGAATCACCGGCCACGATCACATCCCGCGCGCCGATGCCCATATACATCAGGTAGTCCCAGACGCGCAGGGCATCGTCAATGGCGGAAGGATACGGCGCTTCGGGGGCAAGGCGGTATTCAAAGCTGAGTACATCGCACCCGGTGGAAAGCGCCAGTTTGCTGGCCAGCACGCGGGCATAGCCCAGCTGGCCGCAGGTGTAGCCGCCGCCATGGCAGTATAGCACCACATGGCGGCGGTCATGCCCCTGGTTCATCCGCACCCACTCCGCCGAAACATTGTTGACGGTGATGGGCGTGGTGTTGATCAACAGGTTGGGGGTAACCAAACGGCCAAACAGCTCCTGGGCGGCACGCTGGCGTTCCAGGTCCTCCGGCTGGGTAGAGCCGGTGCTGGTCACGCTGTGCACCGCCTTGATGGCTTTCATCATGGGGGTCAGGTCATCGGTCTCCGCGGCCTGTTTGCGGGCGGTGCGCAGGCGGTGCAGACGTTTCAGGGGAATACGTTTTTTCTCCTGCATAGAGCGTTCCTTTCCTTGGGGGTCAGTGGGTGGATTCAAATGCCGATTTTGGCCCGCAGGCGCACCCACAGGCTGCGCAGCAGCGGCGGGCGGGCGGCAGGCAGGCAGCAGAGCCGCCACACGGTTTGGTTTTCCGGCATGCGGCCGCTGCGGGTGTATTTGTGGTAGAGCACCGTCAGCTGGCGCATTTTCGCCTTGCCGGGCAGGTGCAGCACGCAGACGGGGTCGCAGCAGTAGTTCGTGGAAACATAATAAAAATGCCCGCCCAGCCAGTACCGGAACACATACGCGTTGGCGGCCCGCACGGGCTTGCCCGCCAGCTGGCTGCGGTAGGCCGCAGCATCCAAAATGGCTTCGTCGCCGTCCTGGCTGCGCACGCCGGTCTGCTGCATCCGGTCAAACACATTGCGGCATTCGGCCATAAAATCCCGCAGCCGGGCCGTGCTGCCCGCCACGAACTCGCCGCCAAAGTGGGTCAGCACATGGGGAGCGCCCTCCGGCCAAAGTTCATCATAGGTGTGGGAGATGCGGGCCGTCATGGGCTGGCTGGCCGCATGGGGCACCTGATACAGCAGCACCGCTTCCGCGGCTTCGCGCCAGATATCCTGATAGCCGCGCTGGGTAAAGGTATCGGAATCCAGCATCAGGTAGTTTTCGTAATGCTCGGTTTCGAGCAGATACTGCATGGCGCACAGCTTGTAATACGCCAGGGACCAGTCTAAATCCGCTTCAAAGCGGTAGTTGTCAAACGGACAGGCGATTACACGGATGCCCGCCTGGGACAGCTGCGCAGCATAGGGTTCCGGCACAGCGGTGTTGGTCACAAGGGCTGCATCGCAATTCTGGTTTTTCTGTTTTGCGCTGACAAGGCTGACCACAATGCAGCGGTAGAATACCTCGCTGCCCAGGTTGGCATTGCTGCCCTCGCGGTAGCCCTCCAGTGTGGCAAAGGCTGTAAAGATCAGGTTCATTCCATTCCCCACTTTTCCGGGAAGTTCCGGCCGCCTTACCGCATTCCCTTGTTGTCATCTTTTCCTATTATTTTATTATAGTCCTGTACGCAAGGCTTGTCTATTATTGTTGTACATTTGTTAAGCATTGGTCTACAAACTAGAAGTTATCGCTTTACTTTTGTTGTATCTTAGCCAAAATACTTTCTATTACAAGTGTTACTGTTATAAAGGCTCCTACAAGGGTATAGTAGTT